CGCATACACTCCATCTGCTCTATTTTCAAGGAGAGCATGTCCTAGTACATTACTTGGCTCTTTGTGTATATGCTGCCATACTAAAGGGACTATTGTACCATTGTCTTCTTTAAAGGCATCTTGTTTTATGGTCCTTCCGTCTGAACACTTTAAATCATTCTTAGTAGCATAACCACTGAAATCAAATTTTGATTTTGGCATCTTTAATAATTCCTCCTTTGTTATTATTATCGTTTAAAGGCTCGCCAGTTCCAGTATTGTTACTAACCCCAGTGTTGTTAGATTGGGAATTAGAGGCGTTAAGATTTTTATTACGTAGTATATCTGAATTAGGATCAGACGAAGGCCTATAGCCTAATACCGATCTCATTTCATTAGAAGTTAAGATCTCATTACGTGTTAATTTATCGGCAATCCCTGCTATATCATTAACAGGAACTAATTTAAATGGATCTCTAAATACACCGATTGATTGTTTTTGACTACGAGCCGTTTTTGTCAAGAACTTACGTTTATATTCATCTGTTATTGCTGATAGTAAAGGCTCGATGGTTCTATTATAATAATTTAACATAGTTTTTTCATCAGCGGTTCCATCAAAGACACTCTGAGTTAGGCCTAACTGGCTATATAGCATACTCGTTAGGTAGGTAATCTGAGCTAATAGGTTGTTTTCAGCAGGTCTATTTAACTGTGTTACATGCTCTGTACCATCAGTATAAGCAATACCATACTTTGACCCCATTAATTGGTCTTCAATAGCTTTACGTCGAATTTCGGCTTGCTGACGACGAGCTTCTGTTTTTATTGTATAAGGAAGTTGAATAAGTAAATCTAATTTTCCAGAACCACTTGCAGTATCTATTGCGTCTAATAAATTTAATTTACTGACTAGTCTTTTTAATGTTGAATTTGGTTCATTCATTACTGCATATAATGGATTTTCTATAATAGCCACCATATTTTTAGGGACTACTACTTGTTCTCTATTACCCGTTAGTTCGTTATAAAGTTCAACTCGTATCATACTTGGGAACCATTCTATAATTTTTCCAACTCTTAATGTTTGAATATCAAAAGCCCCTGTAACTGTAGGGTCAAGTGTTGTGTCTATTGGAACGACAGCTACACATCCCTCATCAAATAAAGACATGGATATATCTTGTGCTAACGCTCTTCCTGTTTGATCAATGTTAGCTTCAATTGTTATAGCATTATTTAGACCCGAATCAATTGTCTCTATATATCTATCATTGTCATCAAGTCTAACATGTTCTATACGAACTGCTGATACATCTATTGATATTCTATTATAGATGGCACCAACAACAGATTTTTCATTTCCTCTAGATAATCTATTTCTGTCGGGTCTAGAATAATAACTTTGTTCTTTAAAAAGTGTTGGATCTTTATTAAAGAATGCGTTCCATGCGTGTTGAAGTCTATCACCTAATATCATGTGGTTCCTCCTTCTTTTGTTTTTATTCAAATGCTTCTTTATTAGCTTTATAAGACACATATGCGTCTAGTAATGCTGCAACATTATCAATCTTTTGATCTGATCTCTTCTTTAATAACTTACGATTGCCATTTGTGTCTTCTAAAGTTATACAATTTCCCATAGCAAATGACATTAATTCTTGATCGAATATAAATTTCTCCTCTTCAGATAATTTCTTAATTTCTCCTAAAGGAACAGACTCCGTTTTAATGCCTTGAATTACTTTTTCAACGCCATAAGGACCATTTTCTTGTATCCATCTATCTACAAACGCTTTTGCATTGTATGGATCAAAACCAAAAGTTCTAACATCATAACTACAATCTATAATATACTTATCTAGATCTTCATATACCTCCATCATATCAAGAACTGTGCCATCAAGAACAATTAAGCTTCCTTCTTTAATAAACTGATCATACTTTACTCTCATTGCTCCTGATAATTTCATTAGAGTTGATGATGTTATATAACTTCTAGTTTTAATTCCAAATTTTTCATGAGGTAATGGAAATAGAAAAGTGAAAGCACAGAAATCATCTCCTTGTGAAAGATCTGCACCCATTGCGCATGGCATAGACCAAAAATCTCTCTTTTTACGTTGAGGAACTGTTTCTTCGTATGTAAAGAAATATGTGTATCCTTCCATAGGTATTCCAAAACGCTTTGCCAGAATATCATTTCTTGTTGCTGGGGCATTTTCTGCTCTTTCCACATCTAATTGATATGTTTCGTACGTAACTGTTTTTCCAAGATTTGGATTAGCTTTAAGCCACATTCCTGGGTCATTAACTTCTTCCATATTGTCTAGTTTATAATACCAAATAGATACATGTGGGTTAAGATAATCACCTTTAAGTATATCTATAAGCTCCATTTTTATTGTATCACCACTACTATTACGAACTGTTCCTTCAGAACTCATAGCTACTATAAGATAATCATCTAATTTTGAAGCTCCTTGTTCAATTGCACCAACAACATCTTCTCTAATATCCCCTGATAACCACTCATCAACAGTAGATACTTTGGGTCTAAGACCCTGAAGTTTTCCTATTGCCATTGGACGAATTTCGAGTAAAGAGCCGGTTAAGAAGTTTTCAATTCCTTTTTTAGTAGAAGCTAATTTAACTCTATTAGCTTTTGAACCCGTTGTGTTTTGGATAGACCCTTCTGTTAGAAATTGGAATAGAGGACCTCTGGATCTTACTATAGATGTTCTTATCGGTGACATTACTTCTTCTGCTTGTTTCATTGTTGGGGCCGTTGTTATTTGGTGGGTTGTAGCTGTATCTACATTTAAAAAATAATTTTGTATACATGAACCATATATAGATTTAGCCGCGCCTCTTGCTACGATTAAATATTGTTTATTAGTTAATCGTTTTTTTACTCTTTTTCTAACATATTCTCCACCATGATTACTTGGATATGGTTCATATACGCTTCTTTCTACAAAGTAAAACCATCCAAATATTTGTTCTGCCCATAATTTAAACGTATCAAGTAAATTTAAATCTGCACCATCTGTTAATGTTAATTCATTTTCACAAAATTGAACGAAGCCTTTGATTGCGTTGCTATCATAATATATTCCAGGATTTGCTATCAGTTCATCTATTCGATTCATCTCCATACATATTTCTTTACATACAGGAATGTCTCCTCGTAAGACGGCCTCTCTAAACTTATAATAGTATATAGGTGTTGCCGTGTTAGACAATGACATAATTACACCTACTCCTACTTAACAACTTTTATTGCTTTTATTGCAGCTTCGATTAATTTATCTGTACCTTTTGTCATGCCTTTTGAGGCATACGAACTTAGGGTCTGCTTAGCGGCACCATTAAGAAGATCAAGAACAAATTTTTTGCCTGGGCCTGTCTCTTTTTTTGTAAGGTCTGCATATTGTTTTTCTAATTGCATTCTTGCAATCCTTTTTTTAAGTTCTGTGTCAGAGACTACACTAATTTTTTTCTTATTGTTTGTTAGGTCAAAAAGTTTCTGTTCTTTTTCAGATCTTACTTTTGGATCGCTAGTTGCAGTTACTCCTTTTTTGTGTCGACCCCATTTCATTCCTATAATTCCTCGATGGTACAATTCATCATTAGTCATTGCATGTTACCTCCTCTACAATTTTAGGATCAAGCATTACATAAATCCGCCATTCAAATTCTTGTATCTGATTCTTTATGGCTTCTATTAACGCTACGGTTGTAGGTGGGTCAAATATTAATTTAACCTTTAAGTATACATAACTTTTTATTATTTCAAGATTTGTACTGACTCCTGTGTAGTCTTTCCAAATAGCAGTCTTATTAACTATTGAGAATCCAAGTTCTGGCCCAGCGCCAAGTTGGTTTAATACAAAAAATACTGAATTTATATGCATAATAATATCTGGATCAAACTGCTCGTAATCTTCAGCAATTCCTAATAGTTTTTTAATTGACGTTAGTATACTTTCCATTTCCTTCCTCCTTTGTTTATTTTATCGCCATGGGCAAGTATCATTTTTGATTCTATTAATTGGAGTAGAATCTAAAAGCGATTTATCTCCATAGTGAATAGCATTATGTGTCTTTAGTGTTGTACTAATTAAATTTTCAGAATCGAACAATATAGATTTATGTTGCTTTATATCATCTGCAGTAATAGGTGTAATGTGATGCATAATAATCTTTCCAAAAATCTCAAAATTATCGCAACCTAAATCTTGTCCATTATCTCTAATAATAATCCCTCTTCTAAAATGTTTCCACTCAAGAGTATTATAAAATATTTGATTTAAATATCTATCATATCCAAAAGTATCTTGACCAGGAATTCCATTTAACTTTAAATAATTAAATCGTTCTATAAAAGTTTGTCTTAATATTAATTCTGAATAGGTCCTAATCTTCATCATACGATTCTCCTTTTCCAGAATAACTTTGCATCGCGTTCAATGCTTTTTTATAAATTTCTTCAACTCTTTTTCCAGATTGTATTGATTCGGTTTTTGCTTCTATTAATTTCTTTTGCTCGATTAAAATATCTTTCTCAATACGTTCTTTAGTGGACCCAAGTTTAAGATAGTGTGTTATAACTTGTGATGATGCTGTTCCTTCTATCATTTGTTTCTCTGCAAGATCTACAGCTAGTGCTATTAATTGATTTTCTCTTGCTTCCACGGTTGTTCCTGGTCGACGTGGTCTATTCTTTTGTTTTTCTATTGCCATTACCCACCACCTCCAAATTGGGGTGATTCAGTAAAGTAAGTTTTTATATCGTTTATCATATGTTGTGCTCCTTTCTTTACTACTTTTCAGGTACTTTTTAAAGAAACGGATTGACTTTTACACTATAAGTGCTCTTGAAAGGAGTATGGAATCACCAAAAACCATAGTATCTCGTGTAGCCCGCTCCGTTTCTTTAAAAAGTACCTGAAAAACCACCCCCCGGGGAAAAAATGGGGAGTCAAGCGATAAGAGAGGGGGTGTATATTTTACGAGACCCCCCTACCTTATCTGATCTTTATTTAATTACAATATTAAGTTCTATAATGCTGTTTTTTAATAGATGGTATTAATTTGTTTTATTTGTTATTTTTTTATAAATACCTAAAATATTCAATTCAATGATCTCATCTATTGCTTGATCTATTGCTTGATCTTCATCTATATCACTTAGTAACTCAGAACTCTTAGTGATTCTTCCTAGGTAAGCACAAGTAAAGTATCCTTTGGCCTCATCAAAAGCATTCCAAGTATCAAAGTCAGTGAATGGATCAAAAGGGTTATCAGTTGTTGTAAGCATTACATCATTCATGATTCATTCTCCTTTCATTGTAGTGCGTTGATGGTGCTAACAGAAACTCCTAATGCATTGGCGATCTCTGCTTGTGTGTTGCCTGATGCTAGCATTGCTCTAGCACGTGCTTCTTTAGCAGGAGCCATACCTGATTTGGTTCGAGGTGTTGCTAACTTCTTAACTAGATCAACATTAGTATTATTAAGTATCTGTATAACTCTATTATTACTTAATGCGCCTGCTTGAATTGCCTCCCACTCTTTGTCTGTAATGTTAATATTATACTTATTAGCACCAATTCTAGTACGGGCTTCAGTTATAGTTTGGCCTACTATTTTCTTTAAATCAACAGGATCTAGATCTGGATTGGCTGCCTTTCTAGCTTTAACAAGGGAATTTGCAAGTATCTGGGCTTGTCTTTCTAGGGGGGCATTTTTTCCAGCTATCTTTAATTGCGCTAAAAG